TGGGGAGCCGACGGGCGAAGAAGTCGGACTACGACAATATCGATGTGATCCCGGTGTCTGATCCCAATGCCAGCACGATGGCGCAGAAGATTGTGCAGTATCAAGCAGTCTTTCAGCTTGCGCAGGCTGCACCGCAGCTCTACAACATGCCGCTGCTGCACCGACAGATGCTGGACGTACTGGGGATCAAGAACGCGGAAAAGCTGGTGCCGATGGATGAAGACCAGAAGCCGACCGATCCGGTGACGGAGAATCAGAATGTACTGATGTTGAAGCCGGTCAAGGCGTTTATGTACCAAGACCATCAGGCGCACATCATGGTCCACATGTCGGCCATGCAGGATCCGAAGATTCTTCAGTTGTTGCAGAACAATCCGATGGCTCCGCAGCTTCAGGCGGCGATGATGGCGCACATCAATGAGCATCTGGGCTTCGAGTACGGCAAACAGATTGAGCAGCAGTTGGGCCAAGCGCTGCCTCCGCAGAAAGATGAAGCGGGCGAGGATATGAATATGGATCCGCGTGTCGAGGCCCAGTTGGCCCCGATGTTGGCGCAGGCTGCACAGCGACTGTTGCAACAGAACCAAGCCGAGGTCCAACAACAGCAGGCTCAGCAACAAGCGCAGGATCCGCTGGTACAGATGCAGATGCAGGAACTGCAGATCAAAGCACAGGATCAGCAGCGCAAGGCCGCTAAAGATCAGGTGGACGCCCAGCTTAAAGCTGCACAGATGCAGATTGAACGGGAGCGGATCATGGCGCAGATGCAGTTGGACGACAAGAAACTGCAGATTGACGCCGCCAAAGCTGCTACGTCCGCTACAAACGACCGGCAACAGCTAATGTCGAAACTCAGTGTCGACGTGCTCAAGCATCTGGATAAGCAACGGCAACCCAGCAAGAAAGAGGCGTAAAGGACACGTATGGACGTTTTTGAGATATTGCTCGAACAGACCGACGAAAAGGTCGCACAGCTTAAAGAACACCTGTCAGAAGGTAAAGCTTCAAGCTTCGAGGAATACAAAAGATTGTGTGGGGAGATTCGAGGTCTGCTCCTTGCGCGTGGTTACATCACAGACCTTCAACAAAAAGTGGAGTATTCGGATGAGTGAAATTTTGCTGGCTACAAACCCCAGCAGTCAGAAAGAAGCTGCGGAAGAGAAGGCTCGGCAACTCCCAACCCCGTCGGGTTATCGCATCCTGTGCGCTATCCCCGAAGTGGAGAAAGAGTATGAGAGCGGTCTGATTAAGGCCGACGATACGGTACGAATGGAAGAAACGCTGACGACGGTGCTGTTTGTCGTCGAGATGGGGCCGGATTGCTACAAAGATCCAGCTCGATTTCCGTCCGGACCGTGGTGCAAGAAAGGAGACTTTGTACTGGTTCGCCCGTATGCAGGCTCCCGGTTGGTCATTCACGGACGAGAGTTCCGGCTCATCAACGATGACTCGGTTGAAGGCGTGGTGCTCGATCCACGCGGTATTAAACGCAAGTAGAGGAAGACAAGATGCCTCAGTTTGAACAAGAAGACTTTAAGTTCCCGGACGAAGTCGAAGACAAGAAAGACGCCAAAGCGGCAGATTCTTTGGTCATTGAAGTTGAAGATGACACGCCCGAGGAAGATCGTGGTCGTACGCCGCTTCCCAAACCCCTAGTCGAAGAGCTTGAGAAAGACGAGCTTGAAGACTACGACGAGAAAATCAAAACCAAACTCAAGCAGATGCGGAAGGTTTGGCATGACGAACGTCGGGAAAAGGAAGCCGCGTTACGCGAACAACAGGAAGCTGTAACGCTGGCACAGCGGCTCTTTGAAGAGAACAAGAAGATTCGAGGTCTTCTTGCTACCGGTGAAAAAGAGTATGTAGCGACCGCCCAGAAAGCTGCCGAGATGGAGCTGGAAGCGGCGAAAAAAGCTTTGCGGCAGGCGCACGAAGAGTTTGACGCCGATAAGATTGTTGAGGCACAGCAGGCGCTGCAGCTTGCCAACCTCAGTATGATGCAGGCGAAGAACTTTAAGCTCGCCCCTTTACAGGAAGAAGAAACTCCTGTACAAACGCAACAAACGGCACAGCCGTCTGCTCCTCGTCCTGATGACCGGTTGGTAGCGTGGCAAAAGCGCAATACTTGGTTTGGGACGAATAGAGGGATGACCGCCTATGCTCTCGGACTCCACCAAGAGTTAGAGGATTCAGGCGTCGCGGTTGGGTCTGATGAATACTATTCCGAGTTGGACAAAACACTTCGGAAGCGCTTCCCAGAAGTTTTTGAGGAAGACGATCAACGCCCCGCTCAAAAATCGAGGGCAACGACTGTGGTAGCTCCGGCAACAAGGAGTACGGCTTCTAATAAGGTTAAGCTCAAGACAAGCCAGATTAACCTTGCCAAGAAGTTTGGTCTTACGCCGGAACAATATGCACGGGAAGTTATGAAACTGGAGTCCCAAAATGGCTGAAAATCGTATCCCCCGTGACATCGAAACGCGGGAATCTAAAACTCGCGTTAAACAGTGGCAACAGCCCGAGATGCTTCCCGAGCCGGACAAAATGCCGGGATTTGTGTATCGCTGGATTCGTGTTTCTACTTTGAGTGTGGCTGACCCTCGTAACATTTCCGGCAAGTTCCGGGAAGGTTGGGAAGCGGTGCCGCTCGAAGAGCAGCCTAAATTCAAGCTGTTGGCCGACCCAAATGGTCGCTTTAAGGACCATATCGAAATTGGCGGTTTGCTGCTTTGCAAGACTCCGGCTGAGCTGGTCGCACAGCGTAATGCGTACTATCAGCAGCAGGCGGATCGGCAAGCAGAAGCGGTAGATAACACGCTTATGCGCCAGAGTGACCCGAGGATGCCGCTCTTCAAAGAGCGTAAGTCCACGACCAGCTTTGGTAAAGGCACTTAATTTATTTTAGGAGTCTGAAATGACTTATCCCACGGTTTCAAAACCGTACGGTTTCCGGCCCATCAATCTAATTGGTGGTCAGCCGTACGCAGGTAGCACCCGCATGTTCAAGATCGCAAGCGGGTACAACACCAACATTTTCTATGGCGATCCGGTCAAGATCCTCCGCGACAGCAACAGCATGCTGCCTATCGACGGCACGATTGTTGTTCAAGACAAATCTTGGTTTGGTGCTGGTGCTACAAATCAGATCTCGCCCCCGTATACCATTGGCGTGTTCATGGGTTGCTCGTACACGAACCCGTACACCAAGCAGAAGACGTTCTCGCAATACTACCCCGCAGGGGTTGTTGCTGATGACATCCAAGCTTATGTGGTGGATGACCCCGATGCGCTGTTCAAGGTTGTGTTTGTGACCAACCAGCCAAACTACTACGACGACCCGTTCACCGCTAATGGTACGACTCCGGCGTACGCTAATCCGTACTATGTTGGTCGTAACCTTGTGGTTGCTGTCAACCCCGGCGACATCACGACTGGCAACAGTCTGTATGGCGTGGCGGACGTAACCAACCCGCTCTTTATTGTTCAACAGCCGTTTATGCCGGTTCGTGTTGTCGATGTCGTTCCTGAGACTGCCACGTCGGCGGGCTTTGTGGAGCTGATCGTCAAGTGGAACATGCCCGGCGCTCATGCAGCTGGGGAAGGCAGTCAGCAATGGGGCGGCGGTCACGAGTATTACTGGCCCGGTTCGACCGGCAGTATTATCCTCTAAGGAGTTCTAAAAAATGGCTATTTCACGCGCACAACTACTGAAAGAACTCCTGCCGGGTCTTAATGCCCTGTTTGGTCTGGAGTATTCCCGCTACGGCGAAGAGCACAAAGAGATCTACGAAACCGAGACCTCTGAGCGTTCCTTCGAAGAGGAAACCAAGCTGTCGGGCTTCTCGGCTGCGCCGGTCAAGAGCGAGGGTTGCGCCGGTCAAGAGCGAGGGTGCTGCCATCGCTTACGACAACGCACAAGAGGCGTGGACTGCTCGCTATAACCACGAGACGATTGCTCTCGGTTTCTCGCTGACTGAAGAGGCGATTGAGGACAACCTCTACGACTCGCTGTCGGCGCGTTACACGAAAGCTCTGGCTCGCGGTATGGCGTACACCAAGCAGGTCAAAGCGGCGGCAGTTCTGAACAACGGCTTTAACCCCTCGTATGTGGGCGGTGACGGCGTCAGCTTGTTCTCGACTGACCATCCGCTGGTGTCCGGTGGTGTCAACAGCAACACTCCTTCGACTGCTGCGGACCTGAATGAGACCTCGCTTGAGGCTGCTGTCATTCAGATCGCTGGGTGGGCGGATGAGCGTGGCCTGCTGATCGCTGCCAAGCCGAAGAAGCTTGTTGTTCCCCCGGCGCTGATGTTCGTTGCAACCCGACTGCTCGAGACGGAACTCCGTGTCGGTACGACGGACAACGACATCAACGCGCTGAAGAACAACGGCTCGATCCCCGAGGGTTACACGGTCAATCACTTCTTGACCGACACTAACGCTTGGTTCCTGACGACCGATGTGCCCAACGGTCTTAAGCACTTTGTTCGTACCCCGATGGCTACGTCGATGGACGGAGACTTCGATACGGGCAACGTGCGTTACAAGGCCCGCGAGCGTTATTCGTTCGGCTGGTCGGATCCGCTCGGTATGTACGGCTCGCCCGGCGCTGCGCCGACTCCCCCGGCCTAATCGGGGTGTAGGGAAGGGGGGCTTCGGCCCCCCTTTCTTTTTATCTATTCTCGTGGTACAACTCTGCCATCCGGGGTATTCAAGCCCAGCGTATCAGACGACCCGGCGACGACATGCAGACTGATACGCGACTCGCATGTGAGGTTTCAAAATGGGTACTTCAACGGTATCCGGGCCTTTTAGGTCTCAGAACGGCTTCCAAGAGCTTGTAGATGGCGAATGGGTGCCTGTAGGTGGTGGTGGCGGTGGTGGCGGAAGCATTGCCACAATTGTTCCGGTAACGCTTGGTGCTTTCCAGCCGGTGGTAATTACCAAACCTGCATTGGGTACGGTGCTGCAATTTGTTGGCCCGTATGTGAGTAGAAATGCGCCCGGCACAGGCACTGAATTTCAACTTGCCCCTACCCCCGGTTACACTGGATTGGGTATTCTTGGGGTTTCTTTAACGGAACCTGATGGGGTACAAAGGATTTTTCAAAGTACGCCTAATATATGGCAAATAGACCAGACTGGTTGGACTGCGTGGAATTTGACGCTAACTTATATGCAAGATCTTGAACCAAGTCCCGGATCTGTGGTTGCTGTTTTTTGGGCTAACTACGCCGCGCGCAACCCTTAATTAAAACTTAGGAGTAAATCATGGGTACTTCAACGGTATCAGGACCGTTCCGGTCACAAAACGGCTTTCAAGAACTTGTTAACGGCGTTTGGACACCTGTAGGTGGCGGTGGCGGCGGTAATCCTAACGACATCGTAATAACTACTACATTGAATTCAAACGCTGATTGGCTTACTCCAACATCTAGTATTTTTACTGTAGATCTCGGCGTTCCTATGCAAACTATTAAGGATAGTGTCGAGTCTGGCGGTAAATGGGCTTGTTTCTCCGGGTTTGATATGGTTGCTAATGTTAGATCTGCCCTAAGCACAAGCGGGTCTTACACTTATTGGCTAACGGAAACGACTACGAATGTTCAAATAGTTAACGCTGTTTGTCCGTACAGTGTGTGTTATAACGAATTAGTATTTTTTAGTTCTGACTGTGGGAGTGTAACGGCGTACCCAACATCCGGGACTTCTAATTCATACTGTTTTGGAAACACTTGCGCTGGCGCGCCCGGTATGCCAACTTTTACTTCTTGCGGTTATATTGCTACCG